ATGCAAGGTGCTACTGAGAAAATAACAGGATTACTGAATCCTCAAGAAGGACAATCAGAACCTGAGAAAAAACAGACAGAACCACAAGAGCAAACACAGGAAAAACCAGTTGAAGAAACTAAACCTGATGTTGTTGAAGAAGTTAGCAAATCCGAGACTGAGGAAGCTAAACCTGAAACTGAAAGCTCTGAAATAACTGAGACAGAACAAACCGAATCACAAAACAAACAAGAACCTACACTCCACCGAGTCAAAGTACAAGGTCAAGAGTTAGAGGTCAGCTTGGACGAATTGAAATCAGGTTATTCAAGAGACTCAGATTATAGACAAAAGACTCATGCTTTATCGCAAGAAAAGAAAACACTTGATGATCAAAGAGTGACTCTTAGTCAAACGTATGACAGTAAGCTCAAAGAATTGAATGATTTAATTGGCATGGCCAATAATTATATCAGTCAACCTTCTAATGATGCAGATCTTAAGAAAATGTATGAAGAAGATCCTGCTAATGCTGCTAAGATAGATTTCGAAATGCGAACGCAAAGAGAATCTTTTAATAAATTAAGATCTCAAGCTGATGCTATTAGAAACGAGCAGTATAACAAATACTTAGAAGAACAAAGAACTTTGGCAGCAACTAAGATCCCTGAATATAGTGATCCAGTTAAGTCTGTTACTTTCAAAAATCAGATGAAACAATCTTTATCTGAATATGGATTTAACGAACAAGAAATTGGTTCATTAGCAGATCATAGATTCCTTATGGTTCTAAGAGATGCAATGGGATATAAAGCCTCGAAGGCAGCACCAGTAACTAATAAAAAAGTTACTACAGCTCCTAGAGTAGTTAAATCAGGAACTCCTAAAATGGAGGATTCGAAACGTGCTTCTGTTAAACAAAAAATTGGTAGATTGAGAAAGTCAGGTAAACTGAACGATGCTCATTCTGCTATTCTTGAAATAATCTCGAAAAACAAATAGGAAAATAACATGGCACAACCAACAAACACATTTGATACGTACGATGCAGTAGGTATCAGAGAAGATTTGCAGGATGTTATTTACTCAATTTCTCCAACTGAAACTCCTTTCATGAGTGCAGCTGCGAGAGAGCAAGTAAAAAATACATTCCATGAGTGGCAAACAGATTCATTAGCAGCTGCTGCAACTAACAATGCAGTAATTGAAGGTGATGAAGCTACTCTAGATGCATCAAGTGCTACTGTAAGAATTGGTAACTACACACAGATTTTAGATAAAACTGTTGTTATTACTGGTACACAAGAAGCAGTAGACAAAGCTGGTAGAGCAAGTGAACTTGCATACCAAATCGCTAAAAAATCTAAAGAGTTAAAAAGAGACATCGAGTCTACTTTATTAACTAACCAAGTAAGAGCAGCTGGTAACTCATCAACTGCAAGAACTTTCGGTTCTATTGGTGCTTGGATTGCAACGAATGATAACTTTGCTTCTGACGGATCATCTCCAACAGCAGCAGATGCTTCCGATGCTAGAAATGACGGAACTCAAAGAGCTTTAACTGAAGCTATGTTGAAAGACGTTATTAAAGGTACTTGGAACTCAGGTGGTAACCCATCTGTAATCATGGTAGGCCCATTTAACAAACAGAAAATCTCAGGATTTACTGGTGGATCTACTAGATTCGATGCTTCAGAAGATAAAACTTTATACACTTCAATAGATGTATATTCTTCTGACTTTGGTGATTTAGAAGTAGTACCTAACAGATTCTCTAGAGATAGAGATGCTTTAGTTCTAGATATGGACTATTGGTCTGTAGGGTTCTTAAGAGACTTCACAATGCATGAACTTTCAAAAACTGGTGACTCAGAGAAAAGACAGCTATTAGCTGAACTTACTATGATCTCTAGAAATGAAGGTGCTTCAGGTGGAGTATTCGACTTAACAACATCATAATCTATAAATACATAGGGGAGTAACCTCAATATACTCCCCTTGTATCAACCTAAAATATGAAGTATTAAGAGGTCAATAATACGGAACATACAAAGGAGAAAACATGAGAACATTAAACGACTATTTTTTAACTGCTGAAATCGAAGATATTAGTACAGCATCTTCAACATTTGTTGCAGTACCTGATAGTGGTAATATAATTAAAATTATTACTGCTTTACAAGGTGCTATATCAGGTGCAAATGCTGGATTATCTTTTGAACTCGGTGGAACAGCTGTAACTGGTGGTGGCATAACTGTTGCCCATTCAGGATCAGCAGCTGGAACTGTAGATTCAGCAGTACCTACTGCTCTTAATAGAGTAGAAGAAGATGGTACAATTGAAATCATTACAGACGGAGCTTCTACTGGAGCTAAAAAATGTCTTGTTACATTTGTAATAAGAAGATAATTAATTCAGGGGAGAGCAATCTCCCCTAACAAATTAAAGGAAAAAATAATGGCACATAATTATGGTTTAAGACATGGCACAGTATTAAAGCTTACTTCAGGAAGTTCATCTTCTGCTAGTTCAGCTTTTTCAGCTAATATAGAATATATAAGAGTAGTAAGTACTATTGCTTGTCATATACAAGTAGCTGTATCGCCAACAGCAGCAGTTACCACTACATACTTACCTGCAAATGAAGTTGAAATAATTAAAGTTTCACCTGGAGAAAAAATTGCAGTATTAAGAGTTGGTGGATCTGATGGAGAATTATACGTTACAGAACTTACTGAATAATGTCTATACTAAGAGATCAGGAAGCTGACGGAACTAAATATTTCGTAGAGCCTGATGGAAAAGTAACAATTAAAAAATCACAAGATGTTAATCCTATTCTTCAAAAGAATAAAAGATTATATAATCTTAATGATGGTTATACACCAAGTAAAGATATTAAACGTGTAGCTAGTATACCAACTATGGTTTTAGAGTTATGGGCTAAAGAATATAATGGTACTAATAATTGGTGGCGAATACCTAAATCAGAAAGAACAAAAATTTTAAAGTTAAAACTTAATAGTAACGAATATCGTTATTTTAGAACAGCATCAGGAAGAATGTAATGGCATTATCAACATATACAGAACTTAAATCATCAATAGCAAATTTCTTAAATAGATCAGATTTAACAACTGAGATACAAGATGATTTTATAAAACTTACTGAAGCTGATTTTAATGCTAAGCTACGTATAAGACAAATGGAACAGAATGATGATGTAACTATTAACGCAGAATTAGTTACTGTACCAACAGGTTTTATTGGTGCTAGATCATTTCATATATTATCAGGTGGTACTAAATATCATTTGGAATATATAACTCCAGGAAATTTATTTGAAATAAAAGGAGGTTCGACTTCAGGTATGCCTAGAACGTATACTATAGAGTCAGATAATGGTACTGAAAGTTTTAGATTCGCACCCCAACCTGATACGAGTTATACTGGTAAGCTACAATATTATAAAGCTTTTACTGCTTTGTCTGATAGCAATACCTCTAACTATATTTTGGCAAGTCATCCTTCTATCTACTTATATGGGTCTTTATTTCATGCCAGTAATTTCATCGGTGGTATCGACCCTAACCAAACGCAACAATGGCTAGGTATGTATTCAGCAGCTCTTGAGAGATGTGAGAATAATGACAAACAAGATTCATATGGTTCTGCACCTGTTGTTCAAAGAACAGATGTAAGTACAGATCTATCATTTTATAGGAGAAAATAATGAAATTTAGTTTAAGTAAAGCTAAAAAAGTTTTATATAAAACAAGAGGTGTTAGAAGTAAATTTTATCCTGAAGGTAAACAAAGAGGATTTTATTTTGATGCACATATGAAAGCTTTAGAATTACCAAAAGGTTCTTTTAGATCTAAGACTTTAAAAAAAACAAGATCAAAAATATCAAGTATAGAAAGACAAGAAAAAAATCTTTTTAAAAAACTTAAATTGAAAGGTAGATAATTATGCAAATACCTTTCGGAGAATGGCTACCTGATCAACCTAAACATTTGAATCCAGGTTCTAATGTAGCAACTAATGTATATTATGCATTAAACTCTTATAAAAGATTTCCTTCTTTAGTAAACTATAGTTCTAATGATATAGCAGCTGATGCTAGAGGTGGTGGTTCTTTTAGAAATAATGCAGGAGCTGTATTTAATTTTGTTGCAAAAAACACAGATATTTATCAATTAAGTGGTGGAACTTTTACTTCTAGAAAAGGATCTCTTTCAGGAACTAATACTGATTACTGGACATTCACACAATTTGGTAATTATGTTATAGCAAGTAATGGTGTAGATGCACCACAATATTATTTGATGGGAACATCTACTAACTTTGCTAATCTTTCTGCAATACAAACAGCAGGTACTGTTCCAACATTTAGAGTTTCAGGAGTTATAAGAGATTTCTTAGTAACAGGTAACCAAACATCAAATCAAAATAGAATACAATGGTCAGGTATTAATGATATTACTACTTGGCAATCAGGAACTAAACAATCTGATCAACAAGATCTTCCAGGATCAGGTGGTGAAATTGTAGCTATAACTTCAGGTGAGTATGGTTATGTATTTAGACAAAACCAAATTATTCGTATGGACTATGTTGGTGGAGCAACTGTATTTAGATTATCTGTAATATCTCCTAATAGAGGAGCTGTATATGGTAAGACTGTAGCACAAGATAATAGACGAGTATTCTTTTATGCTGATGATGGATTTTATGAAATACAAGGTGATAATGTAGTTTCAATAGGTGCAGAAAAAGTTAATAGATTTTTTGACCTTGATGTTAACAAAGCATATTTAGATAGAATAGTATCAGCTGTTGATCCTTTTAATCAACTTGCTATGTGGCTTTATCCATCAGTTAACAATTTAAACAATACTACAGGTATTTGTGATAGAATTATTATTTACAATTATGCTACTAAAAAATGGTCTTTAGCAGAAACGGATGCTAGTTTTATATTTAACCAATTTGTAGGAGCTTATACTGTAGAGTTAATGGATATTATATCTACTAATTTAGAAAACATTAATATTGCATTAGATACTGATTTTTGGTCAGGTGGACAAAAGTTTCTAGGAGCTATTAATGGAGACTATCAAGCAGCAATTTTTTCAGGATCTGCAAATATAGCTGAAATAGAAACATCAGAGTTTGAAGCTTTTCCTGGACGTAGAGCTTCTATTACAGGAGTAAGACCTATTGTAGATGCAGAAGCAACTGTAACAATTAAAACAAGAAACAAACTTGCAGACACAGCTACAGAATCTAGTTCTTCTACTATGAATGCTAATGGTTTAAATCCTGTTAGACAATCAGGAAGATATATTAGAGCTAATGTTAAAGTACCAAGTGGAACATTGTTTAATCATGGTCAAGGTATTGATATAACAGCAGTTCAATCAGGTAATAGATAATGACAGATAAAACAGATATAGATAACGTAAGATATAGTTTTGAAACACAAGAGTTCTTTCAACGACAAATTGAAGAAGCAATTAATACATTAATCAACGAAAAAAACATAGAAAATAACAAAGCATTTTCTTGGTTTATAGGAGCATAAAAATATGGCAGGTATAAAAGATTATAGCAGTACAGCAAGTAACAATACTACAGTAGGTGGTATTAGTGTAGCTGAAGGTATGTTACCTTCTAACATTAATAATACATTTAGAGGATTAGCTGGTGAAATTAGAGAATGGTATAATGATTCACAATGGGTTATTTACGGAGATGGTGATGGTACACATACAGCAGCATACGCAAGTTCAACTTCTTTTACAATTGCTAGTGCAAATGTTACGTCAATTTATTCTGCTGGACGAAGAATTAAAGCAGTAGCTTCAACTCCAGGTACAATTGTTGGAACAATAGCTAGTTCATCTTTTTCTACAAATACAACAGTCAATGTTACATGGGATAGTGGAAACTTATCTAATGAAGCAGTAGTTATTTATTTAGCTGCATTAACAACTGATTCTATTCCAACTGGTATAGATGCTGCAAGAATTAATACTGGTGTAGTATCTAATGCAGAATTTAATTATCTTAATGGTGTTACAAGTGCAGTACAAACACAATTAGATGCAAAACAAGCAACAATCACAGGATCTGCTACAACAATTGACACAGAGTCTTTAACTGCAAGTAGAGCTTTAATTTCAAATGGTTCTCAAAAAGTAGCTGTCTCAGACGTTACAG